CTAATGCACACCCAAACGTGAAAGATTGCAGCTAGTTCCAGTATAAAAATTTTCCCATCCGGTAACGGACGGTACGTAAAACTACTGAACTATCTGCAACCGTTTGGCTGGCTTTAACCCTGCTATGCAGGAGGGGGTCCGACTACATCGGAACACCCTCTAAGGTTTAATGAATACTCATTTGTTTGCTAATTAACCTTACCCATGGTACCTTTCAACCATGAAGTGCAGGCCTGTCTTTACGAAGCGGAGAGTTAATCTCACTTAGACGCTAAGTTGTGCTCATTAAGAAGTATTGACTGCAACGTGCACATAATCAACTGTTGGACAACACAGGAAAAAGACTGGATTAAAATCCGGTCCCGCCCCCGCATATGCCGACAAGCTGAATGATGTCACAGTTGTGTCCGTCCCTGCGTCAATAAACATCTCTAAACCGATGGTCTCATAACGAGTATCATCGAAGGTGGAGCCTAACCATAAGTTAGCGACATCCATAATGGCAAAATTATTCCCGTTGTAATTCGGGAAATTCACCATGATGGAGCCGTTTGTCCTAGTGGTAGTAATGGCAGCACCTCCGTTACCGTCGAAGCCAGTGGTTCTAACGAGATTCCAATAATTATATGACGAAGTCTTCACAGCAGCAGTCCCAGAGCCGAGAGCTTGCCCCTTTATAATAGCCAAATCTGATGCGGAATTGGTAAATTCAGATCTATACACATTAACCCTGTCTAAACTCACTGAAGAGTTAGCACATGGAGTCAACGTATAATTCACCGAACCCCTATAACCGCAAAAGGCATTAGCCACCCAATTGAGTGGTGTCATGTTTATGGCATTAAAAGGACTTACTCCTGACGCTGCGATAACATTGGACCCATTTAGCCCTCCGCTAGGATCATAGCCCGGCGACGGCGGCATACGCTTATAAAACGTATACAGAGCATTTGGTCCAGAGAGTGTATCACCTACTGTCTTTGTCGACATCAAACATTGTCGATGCAACAAAGTACGAAGTGAAGCAACACATTCTCCCATGTTTACAGCGTACCTTTCCGGTAAAACTGCAGCTGTAGTTCCAATTGTCATCTCGGTAGAGGTCACATCCGTCATATCCTCGCCCTGAAGGTCGAAGAATGTAGGATAGCCTTTATTAGAAGATGTATTTTGCAACGAGGGTGCAGGTCCCGCAAACTCGAAATTGTCTCCAGCGGAAACAAAGAAGAGTAGGTTCACTGAGGATGTCGATGGAGCTGTTAGTGTGTTAAGAACACGGAACGTTAAAATCCCGTTATCAAAACCACTTCTGGCACCCAAAGTATTCCCCGGCGACCAATTGGTCCCTACATCCCGGTCTACACGACGCCAGCCTTCCGGCTGGTGGTACGGAATGTTAAAAGTGACATCGTCGTGCTCCCCAATGTCAAGGATCTGTGTATATACCACATTCTCATCAGGATCACTCCCGGAAATATCAAACACAGGATCGTAAGAAATCTTCAAACGACCTTTATGGTATTTGGTGCAAATCACCTTTACACGGATCTTAATATCGCCTCTCCAATATTCAAACAATCGTCCAAAATAGGACAACGGTACTTGATAAGAACGCACACCAACTGGTGTCGATGAGCTGTTCAACAAGGTGATATTGGAATCCAATTGCGGATTAATTCTACAATTGAATATTTGGGTTCCCACGGTATCTGAGGTGCTCCAAGAGGAGCTACCAAAGTAACTCTCCTTTTTCTTTAAATAAGATAGGGAAAGTTCATCTGCTGGACCGAGACTGTTAAAAGAGCTATCAATGCTCAATTCCTGTTTAGGATCAACGGTCAATTTCTGTATGGGTTGCCCAATTTGCGTTGAGGCTAACTGTGGGGCATTCTGAGGCACGTATGTGTGAACATCTGCAATAACTGGTACATTCGTATAGCCAAACAAAGAGGCCATCTTACTTATAGCACCAGCGCCCATTTCTGTGGCACGAGCAAACCGCCCAATGATAGGCACATTAGACAAAACATTCGCAGCCGCCGCAATAGCAGAGGCTGGCAACGAAATCGGTCCTTGACCGTACTCGTCGCCCTGTAGCGAAAGTTGAATTGTAGATCCCATCAATTGGACGTCCGTCATCCAAGCATATGTTCGCACAGTAACAGAAGTCGTACTTCCTGAGACAGCAAGCTGCAACGGAGCAAAAATCACCGAAGTAAATTTGCCCATGCGAGCCACTGTCGTAGCAGACGTGATGTCTAGCCAATTCTTAGTCCAGAAAAAGGGCAGAGTCATCTCACCACCAGCGTTAGCCTGCGGCGAAATAAATACCCCTGGGAATTGTGAATACGTAATTAAATCCGTAAGACTAGAAGTCGTGTTAAATCGATACTTGCTCTCAGATCCAAGAGGCGAATAACAAAAACGCATTGAACCATATTGAAACGGGGTTCCATTGACAAGGAATTTAACATGCAAATTACCACGTAAGAAAGCATAATTATCAATCTTCTTCGCAATAGCGGGAGAGGAAAGAAATGCAGTCCACGGGTCAAATGTTGTTTTAATCCCTGAAATGTCTGAGGTACTCCACGTTAAAGTGTCAATCAACGTTGGACGTGCCAAAAACCTGCCTAAAGACAAATCTTCGGTACCATCAACACGTGCGACAGGATTATCAGAAGTGGGTAAATCCAGGGTTGCGCCAACGGCATTATCGATAAATCGTACCGTTTCGCTGACCTCTACTTCTGCTGCCACACTATCTGCTTCTTGCACAAGTGTGTCAGAGACAGTCTCTGACTGGAGTGTGAACTTATTACTCCAATGATCGGGCTTCACTGCCACCCAACCATCGGGGAGAGTATTTCTGGCAACTCTCTCAACACTTATTTGTTCCTTCTGTGTATTATTCTGTGACTATATTATCTAGGCAGAAGTGAACAGCCAAATCCACTCCGGCCTCCTAGCATTTCGAATTATCCCAGAACCGATCATACAGTTCCTGCCAGGTGGGATAGGTGGAATCCGTTACGTAAAACGTATAGGGTTCCTGTTGCGTAAGCTCCATAAAGAACGTCCGCATTTCCTCGAATTTCTCACGGCCATACCAAAAATACTCGTTCACCGCAGACTGAATTACAAAAACAATCTGTTGCTCGGGTACTAAAGTCGTAGATGGCAACCAGCACATGAGAGACTTTTGGATGGAATCTTCATCTAATGGACAGACAAAGGCACCAATATCACCATCGTAACGCCACTTCCGTTTAAGGAAAGCAACATCATTGATGTTGATGTAAGGTACTGATTCCGATTCTTTGTCAGCCATGGTGTATGTCACACCAATCACCTCCAATTCATGCTGAATGTTTGTGTGCATAAATCTCGGGGCTCGAGGCGAAACTCCCATCACATTATCATCACCATAGGTCATTAAGGCCACATTCTCCTTAAAGGTGGCGGCCTCATATCCCAACTTCACATACGCATATCGCATATACAGCGAATTGACAAGTGAGTTGATAATGACTGTGAGAGGGTGTCCCGAAGGATTTGTTCCATAGAACATGACAAGTTCTCCACGAATATTCATAAGTGGATATGCTGTGTCAGTACCAATCGCCATGATCTTTCGAGCATATTGCTCGTCAAATCCAGCAACACGATGCAAGTCTGCAATAATCTCATAGGCCGCTATGATAAAATCAGCGATCATATGTTTGTCAAACTTGGAGTAATCACCAGCCACAATCCGATCTTCACCGAATTTGGTTAGATACTCTCGCATCTGCTGCCATTCCAACGACTGGCAAACTGTTCCAGGACCTGCTTCAAAAACATATTTGTTCTCCTGAACAAGCTTCACAAAGGATAGCAATGTCTTTCGAACGACTAAAGACCAATGAATTGGGCCGCCAGCAAATAGACGGGTTTTCTCAATGGCTCTCTTTGCCAATGTAACAGGTTCATCCTTCAGGTGTCCCATAAAGACCGGGTACGCACGTTGCCCTAAAGCATATGCTGCCTCGACCTCACGGACTTTCTCCCAGATATTCTCCGGAAAATCTACACCCTGGGGATAACGCTCTGAAATACAATCCTCCAAAAACTGCTTTTTCGTCTTATTCCACGGGAAACCCATAGAACTATTGGTATTGATCCGATCAATAAATTTAACACCGGGAATACCATTAACGGCAGCAATATCGGAGAACTCATGAATCTGAGCTTCCCAACGATCGGGCAAATTGGCCAATATATCGGTCAAAAAACCCTTCTTGCACTGTAGCAATATCCCGCGATCATAATTGACTTTGGGAATCACCATTTCCTTAACATTGTTGCGAATCGGAGCCCAACCCACCATAGCAGGTTTGGTATAATTGCACTCAATGCGATAGAACTTTTCCATCTCAAGCCGAAGAGGTGTAGAAGTGACCTTTGATCGTGGCTTTGGTAAAAAACCAGGCAAACGACCATATAAATCACAACTACCCTTCTCTATAAAACGGAACACACTCTTTTCATGAATTGGAAGAAGATCAACTTGAGTCCCCTGCAAGTTAAGCATGGGGGCACCCTCTCCAGAAACACTACGTCCAACATTTGATATGCCTTTGTAGATTTCCTCAAGGTCCTTCCGCAACAGATGAATTGCTCCAGTTTTCACACCGTAACCAGCAACATGCATACCCACAAATGTGAATCCACGTGGAGTTTCTGCAAGATACAAAGTACCGCAGTCACCATTCTGTGTTTCAACATCTGATGTACCAGATAAGACCGGAAATTCACCGATCAAACCTTTAAGAGGCATCATAAATTTGGCCACAGCCCAAACGGAACGCAAATCAACGGTACCGTCCTTCAATCGTCCGATACCAACCATCTTTGAAAACGGCATGGTTTCTTCTGACCAAAATTTGGACAAATCTCGTTGTGGTGGCATGCAAGGAACCATAATCATGGCCAAATCTAATCCATCATTAAAGACGAAATCAGTCCGTACCACTTCAAAGGCAACTGCGGGTATAGTACCCTGCTGTTTTAATCCTCTCAAAACCGTAATGCGAAACCGCTCTCCTTTCAGAGTGTGCTTGTTCAAACATAAAGCATTTCCTCGATAAAAGAAACCTCGCGTGGCACCTTTATAGTTACCATCGAGATCCTCAATTTTCAAGGAAACAACATTGTTGGCGAACATGTCTCGCAGTTGTTCGGGTTTCTTGCCGACCAAACTTCCCGAAGCCAAAGGCAACTGAAATTGCATTAATTCCACTTCATCACGATGCCACACATTCTCTTTCGATTCTTTGGGCAAATCCTGTTCTGTGGTACCAAATACATTGCCTTGGGATGTCAAATCTTTCTTCTTGTTCCGTTTGGAAAAGCCATAAATAGCCAAACCTGTGGACAATAATGTCAAAAAGACAATACCCATACGCATTCTTCGGTCTTGCACTCTTTCCCCTAAGCGCGCCATAAAACGCACAAAGGAATTAGCAGGCAAATAGGCGATCATATAACGCATCATAAGACGCTTCAATACATCGACCTTGGCAAACCACGAGCAAACAATATGCACGTAGTGAAACTCAAACCACCACTTGAGAGAAGCCATGTAAACCCATGTCATGTAGTAAACAATGAATTCCCTCATACCAGCTACATCAACTTGTGTATTACAAACACAATCCTCAACATAAGAAACACAAACAGGGCAAAGCTCAACTTGCTTAACAAGTGCCTCTTGGGCAGAACTCTTTTCCTGATTGACAAAGTGTTGCTTAGCTGCTGCCGCATAATGCTTGATAAATGACATAATATCATCAAATTCAGCAACAACGGCCAGACGTGCTCGTTCAGTGCCATCAGCTTCAATAACTGGAACGATCTCCTTAACCACGATGTGCCAATAACTGGGAAATCCAGTCACCAGATTCATCTTCTTGGGATCAATGAACACACCATTAGCATGATACATACCCTGTTTTGGACAAACTTCGATCACATAAGGTAACCGACGACGTGCCGCCAAGGGACAGTAAAAATACTCGTTGGCATTCAAATCCTCACAATTGGTTGTGGCAAGAACCAATTTGGCGCGAACCGGAGTCTTCCCCTTATCACTAAGATCAGCTTGGGGGGGATTGAAAGGCACGTTATTCACGACATTCAACAACTCCTTCAAAGTAGGGTCAATATCAGCAGTTTTGGAAGGTTTCACAAAAGCGATATCATCCATCTGAATTGCCCACATACTCGTGTCAAAATTAGTCCAATACTCACTAGTAGGGGACCGAGTGTAAAGGTAATGGTCATCACGCTCCAGTGAGAAAATACTTCCAAACGCATGAAATAAAACACGCATAAAAGAAGACTTAGCTACGCCAGAGTGTCCATATACCAAAACACCAAAAGGAGCCTCACGATATTCTTGAGACGCCCGCTTTGTTACCTCAGCATTTTTAAGCAAAAGGAGTGATCCAAGCTTCCTTAAAACAGGATTGCTACGTTCTGCACCTAAAGCTCGCATTGCCTTGGTATATCCTTGACCTTTGTCGATAGCATCGCCAAGATCGGATAAAAAGCGGAAGTATGTTGTGCCATGAGGTTCTAAATTGGCTGTAAATGGGGCCAAAGTCAAAAGACGATCGGCTTCCACAAGCCACATTTCACATTCCGTACCATCCTGGAAAAAGCTTTCAACTCTCCCAGTCTTCCGGAAACTAATTAGCCGCTCACAGATATAAATAGCCGTGTCGACAGCATGACACCACATATTGAACTTCGAACCATATTTCAGGCTCGATTTCTTTTTGTTCAAATATGCGAACTCCTCATCAGAGATTTCCATGCCCATCTTCGAAAGCACACCTTGAACTAACAAGTATGTGTACATTTTCCGTAAACGGGTCATGATACCGCACTCTGTAACGGCTGTTGCGAGATCAAATGATCTCCGCATAGCTTCGATAATTTCTTCGAAGCTTTGTACCTCATCTGGGAAAAGAAAGTGCCTAATGACACGATCTATCAAAGATTTCCCAGTGAAACACATGTACGCTGTGCGCGCCAATGTGTAATAATCATTGAGGTTGTTGCAATACTGATGCCAATGAGTGAGGATAATAAAACCCTCAAGGATCTCAGTGAAACCACCATCGTATCCAGGAATGGTAAAGGTTTTACGAATACCATCTGAAGCACGTTGGATGTACTGCATGAGTTTGGCCCACTCAACGTCGGCACTACTTGGCCCACGTTCTTCGGCCTGGAGTTCATTAACTCTCAGGATATAAGCAACAATCTGCTCGTGGGTCATTCCATCAAATTGTGATGGTGCAAAAGGAACATTACAACAAAGTTCCTGGTAGGTATGGCGAGTCTTTGGTATAAGAGGTAAATCCTCTTCATAAGGCACAATGGCCTGGGAGTGACTAGCTCCATGGTTCGTCGGCGCCAATTCCGACTTTAGTTGGCGAGTCATAAACTTGAGAAGTAAATTCTCTTGATAGGGCACAATGGCCCGGGAGTGACTAACTCCATGGTTCGTCGGCGCCAATTCCGACTTTAATTGACAGGTCTGGGGGAGAAGAGATAATTGACTCTTCTGTAGGGGCAATACTTTTGCCGGAGGGTGACCAACCCTAGATTTCGTCGGTGTCAAATCCGACTTTACTTTAGTAACACGCAACATATGGCATGCTACAAATTCACCTACATAGGTGTAATTTTGAGCTTGAAGCTCGCATCTGGTGTACTCAAGGGTACCCAGTTCAGTGACAGACATTCTTCGCACATGGTTCTCGGGGGGGTGTTGCATAACACGCGTAATCGGAATAATGTTCGGTTGTATCTGGTTCGTATGCAGTTTACTCAGGGTTCCTGCGTCCCCTTCCCCTCTTATTTCCTAACCGAGAGGGTCCCGGCAGACTGAGTTACAGTCTGGCATACTGCTTTCACAAAAGCCAATCCATACACACACTGGTTCATTACGCCAGCCATAAATTTGATTCAAAAACGTCGGTACAAATGTACTAGGAGAGGTTCAAAGATATGTTGTGCGAATATCAATGCTAAGGTTAATAACAATATCCACTTTTCCAAGTCTTATAGACACGTTTATTTGGATATATAAATATAAAAAATTTTTATTTGTGCCATCAACTTGTGTATTTATTTTCGGGAGTCGCGCTATACGCGATGCTCCAATATATTTTTATGTTTCTGGGACGCACTAAATGCGATGCCCACACATGCAAATATGCAATAAAATACAA